TTCTTATCACCCAAGGTTGATTGCTAAATTAATTGACTATGACTTCGGTAACTCATCGGTTTATGGTAAGTTAGCAGATGACCTTAATGTCACAGAGTCAGAAGCAAAGACAATAACATTTCAAAATCTATATGGTGGTGTAAGAAAAGATATTGCTAAGATGAGTGAGTTTTTCAGAGGTGTAGAAAATCTAGTAACTATACTTTATGACGAATATATGACACGGAATCATATCCTATCACATATTTATAAACGACCAATGAAGAGAGCTAATTTAGGTGACCTAAATGCTCAAAAGTTATTTAACTACTACATACAATCGTATGAAACAGAACGGAATGTTACTATTTTAAACAAATTACACATATATTTATTAGAGAAGAAGACTAACATAGTTCATTATAACTACGATAGTTTTTTATTTGATTACGCCAAAGAAGATGGGAAAGAAACAATACACAACATCCAAAACATCTTACAAGAAGATGACTTTATTATTCATAGTAAAGTTGGCAATACATATGGGACATTGAAAAATTATGAGTTTTAACCTAGATAGTCTTTTTATAGAGTGGAGAAGAATTGTACCTACAGGTGTACCTAATCCAAAAAACGCTTACCATTTAACCTTACTAAAAGAGATATGTCTATCAAAGGGTATCAGCACGGAAATAGTAGATAGTGTAATGTTGGTAATGGAGAAAGAAGAAAAATTTACAGCTAGAAACAAAAAAACTGGTAATGTAGCTGCCTTTGGTTCGGAAAAAGCTAGGGATAAAGCTATAGAAGATGGTGGTTATGAGGAAGTAGAAAAGAAGGATGATGAGAAAAAAGAAGAGCCAGACACATCTAAATTAAGTGGTGATGATTTTAAAGTTGGTGGAAAGGATGGGTATTTGTCAAAAGATAAGAAAAAAGATGGTGATGATAGTGATACTAAGACACAATCTCAAGAAAAAGATAAAGAATTAAATCAAGATATTGATACTCTTGAACAAGAAACTTTTGCTAGAACTGAAACCGAACCCGATGATGATAATTTTGAAGAATCCAATTCAGAGTATGTTGCAGAAAATACTATTGATTTTGAACGAGAGATGGAAGAAAGATTTAAACCACATAAATTTCCAAAAAAGTATTTAAAAACTCTTGGTAGAATGTTAAATACAAAATTAGATGCTTCTATGAAAGATAGTAGTGGAAAGGTAAAACCACCTATTGGACAATTAAGTCATTATACATTAGAAGGTGGCGCTGGTGAGATAAGGTCACAGGCTGGTGAGTTGATAGGTATGTTAGCAAGTTCTATTCAAGATCCTAACGAAAGAGAAGAATTTCTAAAAATGTTAGAAGAACATATGGATGCTAATGATGATGGATTAATTGCAGATAAGAGTTGGGTAAAGGCAGCTAGACAAAATAATCAAGCAATAGATGATTCATTGAATACTGAATTTCCTGATGGTTATGAAGTAGTTGCTAGTGCTTGGGATGTAGATAGTGAAGCTGAAGCTTTAGGAATGACTCCACCAATACAAAAGAATAAAGGTGAATCAACCGACCAATACCTAAAGGTAAAAACTCCAGATGGTAAAACTCACTTGGTAGAAATATCTTTAAAGAAAGATAAAAATATAAGGTTGACAAATACATCACCTGAAGCTTTGATGGACTTCGATAATTTTACTGATGAGGAAAAAGAAGAACTTGAGAGAAATATGAGTGGTCAGGATATTGAAGATGTACCACCACCAGGTGATGGAAAGGTAGATATTGACGATGTTAGATTTTCCGCTTATCAAAAATATCAACAAGAAAAATACAATGAGTTTGGGGAACAAAATAAAAGTGAAATTATTAGATTAATAAAAGAGGATAAAATTAGTTCTTCAACATTAAAGAAACTAAAAATTGATCCTAACAATCCTGAAGAAAGATTAGATGAGATATTAAAAGGTGGACGAGGAACTGGTAAAACTCGTGATAAAAATAAACTATTTTTACAAGCCGCTCAACAATTACCAAATGGTCAAGCTGTTATTGATGATGTAAATGCAAATACAAAAAAAGTATTATCCAATATAGCAACTGCTATAGGTGTAGAACCAGTAAAGACTAAAATGTTAGAATCTGTAAAAGAAAAATTACCATTAAGAAGTTTAGTCTCTGGTGAAGAATCTATGGCCGTTGGTGATTTTATTATGGATAAAAGAACTATGAAAAAAGTATTTGGTACTGATGACTTTGAAAAAATTAAAGATGATTTACAGGTTGATATAGGTCCACCACCAGTTATTAAGTATGTTGCAAAAGGTGGTGGTGAGCCAATAGTAGTGGCAAATATAAAAATAAGAGAAGATGGTGTGGGTTATGGTGCCGCTATGAAATTTGATATGGTGTTGTCTAACGATTTCACACAAAAATGTAAAGATGCTCATGAGAGTGAGTTGAATCAAGCAAAAAGAGCTAGTTAATGAAAACACAATTATTATGTACATTTACAACTCAACACAATCTTGAGCAATCAATTCGTGATATAACGAAAAACTTTAAGATTGTATTTGATAAAATTTATGTATTACAAAACGAAGAAAAAACAAAAGAGTTAATTTGTACTTATAATGTTGATAGAGAAGAAAAAATAGATTTTAATGCAGTAAGTAATACTATCTCATTACATAGAAAGAAAATTACAAATACACTATACACAATAAACGCCCTAAACGAACTGATAAAGACCATAAACAATGGTGTGTTAGACACAAACTATCAGGTTGAATGGGATACCTATAAAAATATGATATTGATTTCCAATAAGGAAGGATTACAGAAAATACCTACAAGAATACTTAAAATAATAGAGTTATAAATGGCATCACCAATATATTTTTTTACCAGAAGTGGTTGTATCTGGTGTCAAAAGATGAAACCGTCTATTGATAAGATAAACGAAACATTAAATGACGAACAAAAGATAGAAATACTTTCTATTGACGACCAAAAATCAAAAACAATCTACAATAACATCATTCGTATGAATAAGCTACAAAATGTTGTTCCACTAATGTATAACTCAAATATAGGAACAACGCTTTTAGGTTATAAGGATATAAGAGACATCAGAAAGTTTCTTAAAGCAGAACCAATTGATTATAAAAAACCATTAACAGCTTTACCTCACTTTGACATAAAAAATAGTTCAATAAAAGACTTGGATAAGTGGAAGAAAGATGTTATATTATGGTATGAAGTTAATAAAGCCAATCTTCCATCAAATGTTGTAGATAAACAGAGAATGATTGATATGGTCTATAAACAATTTATGGCTTATAGAACAAAACCCTTGACTATTGAAGAAAGATTTAGTAAATTAGAGGAACAATCACAAGAATACAATGTGAGATATGAAAAGATGAATAAAGATTTAAAAAAACTAAAGCTAGAAATTAAGAGATTAAAAAATCGAAAATAAAGCTTGTTTTTTAATAAAAAAATTCGTATATTATACGAATAGGTTACAAGTAAATATTTTAAATGAATATTTATACTCGTAATACTAATAATAATAAATAAACATAATGGAGAAACATAATGGACTTAGATGCTATAAAAAGCCGTCTCAATCAGTTACAAAGTACTACTACAAATAGTTTTTGGAAACCTCAACCTGGAAAATCACAAATTAGGATAGTACCTTATTTACATAATAAGAGCAATCCTTTTAGTGAGCTTTTCTTTCACTACTCATTAGTACCAAATAAAACGGTGTTATCACCTTTATCATTTGGACGACCTGATCCAGTTCAACAATTTGCTGACAAACTTAAGGGTTCTGGCAACAAAGATGAATGGATTCAAGGAAAGAGAATTGAACCAAAGATGAGAACTTTCGTTCCTGTCATTGTTCGTGGTGAAGAGAGTGAAGGTGTTAAGTTTTGGGGTTTTGGTAAAACTGTATATCAAGAACTTCTTGGTATAATAGCTGATCCAGATTACGGTGATATATCCGATTCTACAACAGGTCGTGATATTGTTGTTGAAAGACAAACACCTGCTGAAGCTGGTAATCAGTATGGTAAGACAACTATTCGTGTCAAGCCAAATCAAACAAATCTTTCTGATGATTCTACTACACTTCAGAAACTTTTGGAAACACAACCAAATTTGACAGAGTTATATAATGAACCAACTTATGATGAGTTAAAAGAACATTTATCAGGTTTCTTGAATCCACAAGATTCTACAACAGAAACCACAAGTGAACCAGAAATGGTTACTACAGAAAAATCTTCTAATGTAGAAGATGATTTTGATAAGTTATTTAATTCGTAATTAACCGCGTGGTCGAGGTGTGCTGGTTTCCTCCTTTTTCCGGCACACCTCATTTTTTGGAGAAATAAATGTCAAATAAAGACGAATTAGCCGGTATCCTTGCCGGTGAATTAAATAAACAATTCAAATCACATCAAGTTGCTTACTTTTTAGATGGTGCTCAACAAACTCCAACTGATATTACAGATTGGGTTTCGACAGGATCAACATTATTAGATTTAGCAATATCAAACAGACCCGATGGTGGTTTAGCTGCTGGTAGGAGAT